TGCGAGTACGACACCGGCCACCGCCCGCTAGTCCACGGGCCGATCACCCCGCCGCCGGAGGTGTAAATGGCCGACGCCAGCCCAGCACTGCTCGCCGCCCGCGCAGCCGCCACCCTGCAACTGCTGGATGCCGACAGCGCACCGGCAGCCCTGCAGATATGGACCGGCGGCCGCCCCGACCTTGGCGCCGCCGTCGACAGCATCCCCGCGCACCAGACCGACACCGCGTACACCCAGGGCGACTACGTCACCGCCGGGCTGGACTACTACCGCGCCGAGAACAGCGGCACCAGTGGCAGCACAACTCCGGCATGGTCAACCGACGGCAGCACCATCACCGATGGCGGCATCACCTGGCAACATATGGGAGCCACGCCAGAGCTGTTGGGCGTGATGACCTTCAGCCAACCGGCCGGGAGCATTACCGGGCACCAGCTCATTCTCACGCCCGCCACCGAAACACCGAAAACCCTGAAAAACGGCACCGCCGCCTGGGCGCGGCTGGTCAACGGGGCGGGTACGCTGGTCTATGAAGGCACCACCGGACTGCTGGAATCCGGCGCCTTTGTGGAGCTGAACACTCTGGAACTGAAAGCCGGGGGCGACATGCTGCCCACCAGCCTGCTAATCGAGGGCTGATATGGAACGCTACTACCCGCCAGCCGCCGACCAGATCAACTTCACCACCAAGGACTACACCGCCCCGGAGTGGAACGCGGTTGACTTCGCCATCCCATACCACGCCCCCGCGCCAGACCAAATCAACTTCGAGCTGCAGCCCGAGTACCAAGCGCCGGCCTGGAATAACGTGCGTTTTGGTGGCGGGGAGGCCATCGAGTACAGCATCAGTCTTCGGGCTACCGGTCCGGCCAGCACCACACGCATCAGTCTGAGCTGGGGCGCCACAGTACCCACAGCACGACTGACCGGAGAAGCGGGGCGCATGGGTTGGATCGATGCGCCGGCAAAAAGCCGCACTTTGCCGGGGCAGTGGCAAAACTCAGAGCAAATCGACAGCCGCACCGCAACGCCATGGGGCCAGGCGGAAACCCGCGATGCAGAGCCAGAAATGTCCCACAACCAGATGGTGCAGCTCGACCAGCAGCGGCAGCAGCCTTGGGGCACCTTCGACACCGCCGACCGTGCCAACCAGCACCGCCACCGCGTGCCGCCCGCGCTGGATCAGGACCAGCAACACCCGTGGGACAGTTTCACCAGCCAGGACCGCGACAGCGGCCAGCCCTACAGCCACCCGCCTGCCAAGGATCGCGGCAACAAACAGCCCTACTGGCACGTAGACTGGTACGCCGACCCACCGCTTCCGCCGAAAGAGGACGACACCACCGACCCCGACGCCTACACCGCGCCTTTGTGGCACAGCGTCAACTTCGTGCTGACCAACACCGGCTACCAGCCACCGGCTGCAGACCAGATCAGCTTCGGCCTTGAAGTAGAGCCAGAGCCAGCCGCGCCAAATAAAGCGATCCATCCGGTACAGCCAGGCGTGGGCATGGCTAACAACCAAATGCAGCACAGCGACCAGGAAACCGAACACCCCTGGGGCGCAGGGAGCTGGAGCCGCCCGCCGCCAGACTACGGGCCGGAGTTCCCATGGCCGAACGACCCGACCGAAGATCCAGCCGAGCGGCCGCCGCAGCCCGACATCCGAGAGGTTTACCTATTCATGCCGAACATCACCCTGTACCGGCTGCCAGACGGCGCCGAGTTTGAGGCCACCCAGTGCGTCTGGAGCACCGACCGCGACAGTTGGGGCTGGCGTTTCACCGCCAACCTGAAGCGCGACACCGACCTGGCGATCATCAAGCCCACAAGCAACGGGCCAGTCGAGATCGGCTGCGAGATCAACGGCCACACCTTCACCGCATTGGTGGAGTCCTACGGCCGCAGCCGCCAGCACGGCAACACCCGCTACACCATCAGCGGGCGCAGCCGCACCGCCTGGCTGTCAGACCCTTACGCACCCCAGCGCAGCAAAGCCCTGACCGCCGCGTATAGCGCTGCAGCACTGGCCGAGCAGGAACTGGCCAACACCGGATTCACGCTGCAGTGGAACGCCCAAGACTGGCTGATCCCCGCAGGCAGTTACAGCTATGACCAGCTCGACCCCATCGCCGCCATCAAGCGCCTGGCCGAAGCCGCCGGGTACATGCTGCAGAGCCACCCCGAGCTGAAGCAACTGATCGTCAGCCCGCGTTACCGCGTCGACCCACACAAGTGGACCGAGCCGACCACCGCGCTGGACGCCATCCTGCCCGCCGATCTGATCACCCAGGACGGCTCCACCTTCAGGACCGCCCCGGCCTACAACCGCGCCATCGTCACCGGGGGACCGGCCGGGGGCGTTATCGTCACCGTGACCCGCGACGGCACCGCAGGCGACATCCTCGCCCCGATGGCCACCGACGACCTGATCACCCACAGCGACGCCGGATACCAGCGAGGCCGCAGCCTGATAGCGGAAGGCGGAACCTGGGAGGAAATGAGCATCACCACCATGCTGACCCAAGCCGGACAAGCACCGGGCCTGCTGCTGCCGGGGCATCTTGTTGAGATCCAGGACACCGACGACACCTACCCGGTCGTCATCGACGGCACCAGCATCACCGCCACCAGCAGCGACACCGAGATCAAAGTGCGGCAGGCGCTGACCGCAGAACGGAGGATCTGGTAATGGCGAACATCTGGAAGCAATTCGAGAACCTGCTGGAGAAAGACGCCACGCTGGTGGCCGAGGTGGTGGCCATCAACCCCAGCAACGTGACCGTGGAGCTTTTGAGCGGGGATAGGGTAAACGTGCGCAAGGGCGCCGATGATTTAGCGCAAGGGGAAATGGTGTTCGTGCGGGGCGGGGAAGTCGTCCAGAAAACCGAACCCCTCCCGCGCCAGAACCTGATCCTGTATTAACGACCAGGGGCGGCCGCATCGGCTGAGGCATCCACCTCCACCACACCGGCATACAACAGCAGCAAGCGCCAGGGGGCGTAAGTAATCGGGCTTTCCCCCAGGGTCCAGCGCCGCACCGTGCGAGTATTGACATCAAGCAGACGACCGGCCGCCGCTGAGGACAGGCCCAGGTATTCAAGGACCGCCCGCACATCATCAGCGGTCGCGCCCTCCCACGCCCCAGACGCAGCCGATGGCATGGAACCGGAAGACAGGCCGAGTGAACCAGAGATCGAATTGCTGAATGGCATAACGCACCCACAGAAAGAAAAAGCGGGCAACGCCCGCCGGGTTATCGATTAAAAGTCGGAACGCAGCTCATCGGTGACCAAGCCCGGCAGATTGCGCAGATGCGCGTTTTTGGCATCGCCCAGGTTAACCGGACAGCCATCGCAATCTACCACCGCAACATCAAGCGGCTGCTCGCTGACCCCGTAGGTTTCCCCATCAACATCGAACCAGTAGACGGTCTGCTCGTTCTGCCAATTCTGATCCTTTTCGATAAATACAACTGCCATTACACACCTCCAAGAGAAAAGGCCGGGAGCCGCCGGATTACCGGCGGGCCAGGTACTGCTGGGCGATGGCGATGCCATCCTCATGGTTATCGGCCGGGATTTTGCCGAACGGGGTCTGCACATAAGTGGACCACTTGCCAGTAACAACGTAGACCTTGTTGGTGAGCCTGGTGGTTTTCATGATTTCGTCCTCCGGGTTTTGATTGGCGGTTGCAGCCGCCGTGTGATTACTAAGTTAGGGCATCACGCCCTAAGATGCAAGCGTGTACCAGCATAAAGTCGGTTTTATTTTTCGCCGCCGTTGGCATAGGATGAGCCATCGCAAACGCAGCCGGGCGCCCGAGGATTTTATCCGCGTGTGGGCCATGTGTGGGGCAGCCATAAAAACCGCCCTGTAGGCCACGGAATCCGGGCGTTTGAACACAAAGGTTAATTGTGCTCGCGCAAGGACCAGCAGAAACCACACAGAGCCACGGAAGGCTCAAAACCCCCACAAAATCAACGACCGCATGGCATAATAAGGACCAAAGACAACCACCCGACACCAGGCCAAACCGATAAAATTGTGGGCCATGTGTGGGGCAGGAGGACGACATGCGGCACAAGTTCACCAAGACCTGGATCGAAGGGCTGACCGTTGACGCCCGGACCCGGTACACCGACACCAACCACCCCACGCTCAACCTGCGCGTTACACCGGCCGGAACAAAGACCTTTTATTACCGGGCCAGGCATAAGCACCAGGGCATCATCGAGCGGAAAATCGGCACCTTTCCCAAATGGACCCTGGAGCAAGCCAGGAGCAAAGCGACCGAACTGGCGGCCAGCTTCAACGCAGGTATCGACCCCGACGCGGTCGCCAGGGAAGCCAAGGCCCGGCAGAAACGCGACAGCCTGACGCTGAACGAGGCCATCGAGAGCTGGCTGCAGCACTTTGCCAAGCAGGTCCAGGACGGAGAGCGCCGCCCCAAAACCCTGAAAAACTACACCGACATCCACAACCTGCATGTGCGCAAAACCCTGGGGAAAAAGACGCTGATCGAGATCACACCGGAAACCTTCAACGCCTTCATGCAGCATGGGAACCACGGCGCAACCAACCACAACCTGATCCGCGTGATTGTCAGCAGCGCCTACAAATACGCCAGCGAAGCCACCGGGACCGAGTACACCAACCCGACCAGCCGCACCCGGCTGCGCCCGACAGGTAAGCGCGACCGTTACCTCCGGCCGCATGAGGTTGTCCAGCTTTTCGAGGCGCTCGATGAGGAGCCGCCGTTATACCAGGACTTAGTGCGGGCCATCCTATACACCGGCCAGCGCAAGGGCGCCGTCTACGCGATGGAGTGGGCAGAGCTTGACCTTCAGCGAGGGCTGTGGACGATCCCCGCCAGGAAGATGAAAGGCAAGAAGGCCCACACCGTGCCGCTGATCGATGAGGTCACCCAGATCCTGACCCGCCGCCAGGCCGACAGCAGCAGCCCCTACGTTTTCCCCTGGCGCGACGGTAAGCACATCCCCGCCGGGCATTACCACTACTGGCGAAGGATCACCAAGCGGGCCGGGCTTTACGCCGATGACCCGAAGGACCGCCTGACCATCCACGATCTGCGCAGGACGCTGGCAAGCTGGCAGGCTCGGGAAGGCGTCGGCATCCAGCAGATCAGCCAGACCCTGGCGCACCAGGACATCAGCCTGACCGCAAGCGTTTACGCGCACATCAACGCCGAAAGCACCCGAGCGGGCATCCAGGCGGCAGTGACAGCTATCAGAAAGGCCGCCAGTGCAGCCGAGCAAGGCAAACAAGAAGTGGGGCCACTGGGGCCACTGGGGCCGGACGGAATCGACGCCCTGCTGGACGCCATGACCGAAGACGAAAAAGCCGTGCTCTTGGCACGGCTGAAAGGGGAAGGGGAAAGCGGGAGCAGTTAGGTGTGGGTCCGCACCGCGCCTTCGAGGAAGCGCTCCAGGTCGGCCGCCCGGTACCGGACCCGGCCGCCGATCTTGAGATAGGGGAGGCGATCACCGTGGCGGCCAGTATGCCGCCAGGCCGCAAGGGTTTTAGTTGAGCATCGCAACACCGCCGCCGCCTCCTCGGCATCCAGCAGGCGCTCGGTTTTGGGGTCCAGTTTCATGCCGTCACCTCGATTTTGAACTGTTGCTGAAGCACCGCCACCGCTTTGATTTTCTCCAGACATGCCGGATCGATACACCACCCAGCCATCATGTCCGGCTCGTCGGATAATTTCAGTTCCAGTTCCATCAATCCACCTCCGCAACATAACAAGTGGGTCCAGCGGACACCTCACTCGCTGCGCTCGTTCGGGCCCGCTGACCCTTGTCGTTATACGGCATCATCAATGGCCTCGGCCGCCTCATCCCAAACCCAATGATTTTCATCATCTAGGCCGTCACCTGGCAGGCGAAATATGGCGTTTGCCGTCTCCGCCAATTCTGTTGCTGTATCGTAGTGGATGGCGTTGTGCCGCATCCACGCTCTGACATCGCGGCGTCTAGCGCCAGTGGGCGGAGGCACAGGAGGCCTGCGGGGGCCTCGTGGCATTGTCGCCGCCTCAATCAATCTGCGCACATCGTCAGCCTCGCGCCCTTGCTCGATCACGAGCCTCTTGTATCTGTTTTCTCGCGCTGCACCCATCATCAGTCCTCCATAAATGCCGTATAACCCGGCGCTCCAGCCGACATCGGCGCTAACGCGCCTCCTCGGCTGAGTTTGTGCGTTATGTTGCTCACAGATACTCTATCTCCCATGTCGGGTGATAAGTGCCTGCCTTCTGTTCGTCGCCCATCCGCACGCGCAGGTACGCTCCGCGAGCGCCGACAATGACGCCCTCATGTGCCAGGTATCGGTTGCCGTCCGGCGTGAATCGCACTCGCCCGCCTCTCTTCGCTGGCACGCCATAGTGTTCCCGTATGTATTTCATACTCATTCGCTCACACTCAATAGCCCGGCCTCCCACACAATGCACAGAATGTCGTCGATAAACTCCAGATCCGCTACTTGCAGATCCCCGTTCCGCTCGTGGTACTCGGCTTTGATCTTCTCCAGACACGCTGGATCGATACACCAGCCAGTCATCATGTCTGGCTCGTCGGCCAATTTAAGTTCCAGTTCCATCAATCCACCTCCGCAACATAACAAGGCAAATTCACTCGGACTCGCTACTGTTGCGCTATGGTCTCGCTTGGCTGCTCAAGCCACAGATCACGCAGCAATCGATCATGCCGCCCCCCCTTTGCCCTTGCTGGCATCGATAATGGCCTGATTTTCCCGATGCCGCTCCAGGATCGCGGCTGCTTCTTCAACCACAAATGCCGGAGCCGCCGGGGCACCGATACAGCCAAGGCGCGAATCGAACACCAGGGAGGCGCCGGATTCGTGCTCGATCACCAGGCGCATCTGCTCGCCCGACATGCCGTATATGCACCACTCGCCACCCTCCCAGATCGGCGGAATGGACTGGCCGGAGTCGATCATTTCGCAGGACTTGTCCAGCGCCACGTCCAGCGCTTCAACCCGCGTATCCAGAGACGCAACCTGGCGTTTCAGCACCCGGTTTTCAGCCGACAGGTCCGAAACGACCTTCTTGTTCCGCGCCACGACTTCCTGGAGTTCGCGCACCCGCTGTTGGGCTGATTTCAGGTTTTTCTGCATCCGCTGGGGATTGAGCGCCCGTAGCTCCTTAACCTCGAGTTGAGCCATGCGCCTGTCTTTCTGAGCCAGTTCCAGCTCGCGCTCCACCGTTTGCACCTTGCGGGCCAGAGCGTCACGCTGGGCTGCCGCCATGCGGGCAGCATCGGCCAGCTTTTCCAGCTCATCATTCAGCACCGACACCGCATCGCGCTCGGCATCGCGCTCCGACAGCAGCCGGCCAACCTCAGCTTCGAGATCGGCCGCCCGTTCAGCCAGGCCGGGATACGCCTGCAGCATTGCCACTGCAGTGGCCACCGGGTCAGCACCGGAACGCTTCAGGGCCGACACCTCGTCAACGTGCGCGACCTCTTTCTGGCGCAGCGTTTCCCGCAGCTTTTCCGCTTCGGCCTCAGCATCCGCTGCACGTTTCAGCGCCTGCTCCAGCTCGTAGGACTCCAGACGGGCGGCCATTTCAGCCGCCGATACCACCGACAGATCGCCCATCACTTGCCCCCCAGTACACGGCCACCACGGCGCAGAGAGAGAATCGTTTTTTCAGCCCGCGCAAACGACTCAGCATCCATCAGGCCGCCATTCATGTGGGCCTGCAGCAGTTGAATATCGGCGTTAACGACATCGCCGTAGCTCACCAGGTCCGGCAGGATGTTATGGCGAACCGCCAGGTTTACAGCAGTAGCGGCCAGCTCATGGGTCAAGGTTTCAAAACGGGACATTTTCACAACAGCTCTCCAAAGGCGCCCCGGAGGGCGCCGTCAGGTTTCAGGTTAAGCGGCCGGTTGGCCTTCGGCTTCTGGTATGACATCGCCCTCCAGGGGATCGGCGGGGTAGCTGAAATCGTCCCCCACAACCGAGCCATCCAGCCAGCTCCGGTTATCCTGGCCGCCATAATCGGCCTGTTCATCCAGGCCCACCGCCTGCTGCATTTCCACCGACACCGGCAGGTACTTGAACAGACGGCGGATGACGGTTTTCTTGCCCATCTCGACGTAGTGCGACACCCAGGGGCCAGACTGCCCGGCCTTCGATTGAGCGCGAACCGCATCAACATCGGACTTCCACATCACCTCCACCTGGTGGCCGCCGCCCTTCAGCTTCGCCACCGCATAGAAGGCAATCACATCGCCCCGGTTTTGCACATCCCGAGAGGGGACGTGGTGCAGCCGCTCGTCCAGGCCATAGGCGAAATCGAAGTCGTCACCGGCGTACACCTCATGGGCCTGCAGCGAGACAATCTGGCCAGACCGGCGGGCCAGGTCGATCATGCCCCGGTACCCGACGATAAACTGAGCGTCCATCCGCCCCTTGTTGCGGAAGGGCACCAGGTAGGCATGCCCCAGGGCGCCGCCCAGCTCCAGTCCGAGCTGCGAGGCTTGCATGATGGACCCGAACAGCGAGAGCGGATCGCAGTCGCGCAGGACCGGGGTTTTACGCATCTCCGTCAGGGCAATGCGGCTGATCCGGTCAGGGGAGATATGGGACGGCAGCGCCGCCGCGATCTGCGAGGTAAAACGCGGATCTTTGAGCATGCCCTCGATGGTGGTGGGCATGGGCTTCTTGGCGGCCGTCTGGGTTTTCGCCAGAGCGGCAGCGGTTTGCTTGGTGCGGTTTTCAGTAGACATGGATCGTCCTCCGGGTTTGTTACTTAAGCAGGAACCGACGGGAGCCGGTCTGCACTTTGGTAAATTGAGCGGCCAGATCAGGATGGGCCTTCTTGAAGGCCGACGCGTCGAAGCGCTCGGAGTCCTTCGCTTTTTTCCAGCTCGCCAGCGTGGCGCCGAATTGATCCACCAAGACGGAACCCTCACCCATCGCCCGCTGGATTTCGGTTTTCAGCCCAGACAGCTCCTCCTCCTGGGCCTTGATGGTGGCGGCCAGTTCACGCGCTGCAGCCACCTGCTCGGCCACTTCAGCCGACGCCAGAACCTGGGAACCATCATCGGACGGATACGCCAGGGACACCTCAGCCGCAGTGACCGGGTCGGGGCGCCGATCTTCGATGACGTGATCGAACCACCAGCGCGTGGCCTGCTCGATCAAGGGCGCCGCCACGTCCTCGGAATACACCAGCGGGTAGTAGCGCAGATCGACACCACCCGGACCGAACAGCTCGGCGGCCAAATCCCACTCGCCATAGCCAAACACCGCCATACACTGCGTGACCTGCAGCAGGTAGGACATCGGCACCTCGTCGGTACCGGAAGCACCCCAGGACTCATTCAGGCGGCCGGTTTTGATCTCCAGCCCCTTGCGCTGACCCACCACCAGGCGGTCGGGATTACAGCGCACCCAGGGAGCGCCTTTCATAGCCTTAGCGCGATGACGGCGCAGTTTGACTCCGTGGTCCTCGGCGTAGAGTTCAGCCACCACCGCCTCGGTTTTGATGCCAACCCGCACCCGCAGGTTATCGGACAGGTCGGCAGGCTCACGACGGCCGGTCTTTTCCTCCCACAGCTCTCCGGGGGTTTTCCAGGGATTCAGGCCCAGCGCCGTGGCGACCTCTGAGGCACCGATGCCCATACGGCGCTCCAGGTGCCAGCGCTCGTCATCCGACAGGGCCGCGATATTGGTGTCACCGACCAGCGCCGCGCACCAGTCGTCGTAATCGGACAGCATCCCCTTGTTCAGCTCAGGCAGGTAAGGGGTCACAGTAACGGGAGTATTCATGGATTCGTCCTCCGGGGGTTTGATGACGCCGGGTTACAGCCCGGCATCGAAAGCGTCCTCGGCCAGCAGTGACTCCCGCTCGACCTCGGCCAGATCAGCCAGCTCGGACACCAGGCGATCAAACGCCTTATGCCAGAGCCGGACATACGCAGCCGCCAAACGCTCGCGGGTTTCAGGCGAAACCCCACGCGCCTCGATGGCTTCAATTCGAGCAACCGCATCGGAACCGGCCAGCTCCGCATCCACATCAGCGACGGTAAACTCAACGCCGCCAACCCAGACCGAACCGTTCAACAGCTCCTCGGCCAGCCCCTCCTCCAGAAAGGCCCGCGCTTCTTCCGCGTCAACCTGCCGGTAGTAGGCGGCCAGATCCCGCTCAACCGCGCACATCATGACAGCGCCTCCTCCATCAGCGTGGCGAGCCACAGTAGCAGGACGCCGCCGAACATGAACGCAGGCTGGACCAGCCAGTACGCCAGGGGAGCTGAATCGTCAGGCACAAGGCCCAGGGAGAGCATGACTACCAGTGCGCCAATGGCGCGAACAGCAGAGATGAAAGTGAGCATGGTTCGTCCTCCGATGCGTTAAGCTAGGCACAGTTTTAACCACTTTGGAAAACTATGCAACACCGTGGCACAAAAAAAATGAAACAAAAAAGACGAGGAGGGAAGCGCAGGGGAGTGCAGGGCACAAAAAAACCGCCACAAAGGGCGGTCTGGTTAATTAATTAAACGGCAGGGCTACAGGTCACACTGGAACTTCGTCACGACCCCGACCACCTCCCAGTGCCGGTCAGGGCCGATCACCGGATACCGGGGATTCAGCGGGACCAGCATCGGATCACCACCATCAATCACCAGTTTTTTAATTGTTGTTTCGGATGACCCGTTGACCCTGGCGACCACGATACGACCGTTATCGGCAGGCAGCTCCGGGTCAACAATCACCAGAGCGCCATCCGGGATACCACCACCGGCAGGCGAAACCATCGAGTCGCCCTCAACCCGGAGAGCAAAGGATCGCTTACCGACACGACCGGCCACTTCAATGAAATCACCGGAGAACTGGTCGGCAATCTCACGCCAAGAACCCGCCTGAACCCTTGATATCAATGGGACGCGGGCGGTAAAGCCAGCGGCAGGGAGCAGCTTCTCCCAATGCGAATCACCCGCAGATTCATGGGGGCTATCCAGCCACCCAGGCTCAAGCCCAAAGCATGCCTCGATGTGTCGAGCAAGCTCATTACCAATTTGACGAACGGGGTTTTTACCAGTGTAGCGGCTCACCATCGATGCAGTGCGTCCGATCTTTTCAGCAAACGAAGAACCACCGCCCACCTGGTCAATTAACGCCCGAGAATTCTCCAGGCGAAAGTCGTAGACAGTTTTCATAGGTACCAGCCAGTAGCGCAATAAGCGCCTGTTTTTTTTAATAAATGGTGTAACCAAATGAAGGATAGCAACAAGGAACCACGCGGGACAGGAAGGGGAATTCCGCCAATTTGGTTAAAAAGTTGCACAGTGAGTGCCACTTGACCATAATGGCAAACACACCAAAAAGGAGGACGAAACCATGATGACAACACGCGATTACTTCTACGCCTTGAACGAGGAGCAGCAGCAGGCCATAGCCGACAAGCTGGGCATTACATGGGATTACCTTCGGAAAGTGATGACGCGGAACCGGAAGCCAAGCCCGGCACTGGCAAGACAGCTCGAGGAAGTAACACCGTACACCGCTGCAGATTGGCGCCCTGACATTTTCGGACCACGCCATGCGGCATAACGAAAAAGCCCCGGACCGCTGCAACGGTTACCGGGGCACGCCTGCACCCACCGGAGGACGAATCCAAATGGAGAACAGAGCATGAAACCCTGTAATGCAAGCCCCCAAAGTATCGCAAAGCAAACCGCCCCACGCAAGCCAGTGAGGACAGCATGCCCGCCTATCGCATAAACGACGCCGAACAGGACACGCTGGAGACATTGCCAGCGCTGGCCGAACGGCTCTATCACCGCATCCGCAGAACCATGCACTACGGGACGGGCACCTGCGGCATCACCGCGCTGATTAGCTGGGACGGATTTGCACAACGATTGAGCACACCAGGGCGCCCAGGCATCGCCGCCGAAACCGTCAGCCGCGATCAAGTACGCCGGGCCGCTAAGCATCTGGAGCGGGCCGGACTGATCCAGATCCGCAGCGACAAGAAAGCCCGTCGCCTGATCATCTACTGCCTGAAAGCCGACCACGACCAGCAGCAAAAGCCGCCCGAGAACCCGCCACACAACCCGCCCTACACCGAACAGGCTCAGGGCCAGCAACCACGCGGGCTGCAGGCAGTACAGCATGGAGAACCCGCACCAAAAGCCGCCCGTGTTTGTGAAAAAGCCGCCACATCAAACGAGCAAAACCCGCCCGATAACCCGACCGATGGCGAATACCTGCAAGCACACGAAATACAAGGGTTTTTTGACCGGGCCGACAGCATACCCGACCGAGAACCCGCCCGACCAACCAGCGAATACCCGCCCAATAACCGGAGTAATACTACCGTACCGTACCGTACCAACGCGGGCGCGAACGAAACCGGAAGTCAGGCAGCACCAACCGAGACACCCAGCCACCCGATGCAGTGGGCGCAGTATTTCCTCGCCCAGGGCTTCCAGATCCACAAGGTCCAGACCGCCCAGACCATGCCCATGTTTGCCGAGTGGGTACGCCTGGGCATCACCACCGACGACCTGGACAACGTCGTCCTGATCGCCAACACCAAGCTCGGACGGCAGCCGGACAGCCCGGCGTACTACCGCAATTTCCTGAGCCAATACATGACCGAAAAACAACGCGCTCGAGCCGAGGCTGCAACCACGGCCGCCCAGCGCACCACCGGAGGACACCACCATGAAAACCATCGCCCAGCTCGCAAGCTCAGTGCAGTCGAACGCGTCGCGGCCGCAAACGGCTACGACCTCAACGCGGGACGATTCATCGATGACGCCCCGAATTGGTGATCGCCACATCCAGCAGCTCTGGATCAAGCTGACCCAGATGTACGGGCACCGCTGGACCAGCGCCTACGGGGACCACGACGTCGAGGGGATCTGGCTGCGAGTGCTGCAAGACCTGAACCCGCGCCAATTGGCCGCCGGACTCGACGCCCTGGTACGCAATGGCGAAGCCTGGCCACCGACCGCTCCGGAGTTCCGCGCCCTTTGCGAATCAGCCAGCCTGCGGGCCTACGGCCTGCCGGAACCCGACCAGGCGTTCAATGAGGTGGTCCACAACGCCCACCGTCCGACGGAAGCGAAGTGGAGCCACCCGGCGGTCTACATCGCGGGCCGCGAAACCGGCTGGTTTGACATCCGCCACGCATACCCAGGCGACAAATGGGATGAGCGCTTCTACCGGGCCTACAAGATCCTCTGCCGCCGCGTGATGGCAGGGGAGGAGGTGGATGCCGAGATCGCCGCCTCCCTCGAGGACACCAGGGGCCAGAACCGCCCACTCACCGAACAGGACCGCCAGGCAGGCAGCGCAGCCCTGCAGGCGCTCAAGGAGGCCGTGCGATTCCCCGCCGAGTTGGGGAAGTACGGCTGCCCGAACTGCGAAGGGGAAACACCCGTGGACGCAAAGGATTACCGATTGACCCGCGATCTGCGGGAATTGACCGAGTACCTACGGGAGTCGGTCAGTGAGCAGGATGCGCTGCTTGTCGAGGAGGCCATCGACCGCATCCGGCACCTGAACGAAACCAACCGGGCGCTTCAGGGTAACCAACCGGAAGCATCGGAGAGTTCAAGTCGTAAACCGGCAGCTTACAACTCAGACCAGGAGGCCGCCCAATGATGACCAACCGAGACACCCTGGCGGCATACCAGGCATTCACCGATGACCCCACCGCCCACGGCTACGTCTGGTTTTTGACCACCATGCTGGACGCCTACAACCGGGAGCGGGGCAACCCTGCCCACGCGCCGGTACGCACCCAGGCTGAGTTCGACGCTTTCTGCCAGCAGCAGGTCAGCAACCCCGACACCCTGCAGGCATTCCAGCAGCAGTACCGGGAGGCCAGCGCATGACCAACTTCAGCCACGAAACCTGGACCAGCCCCGATCAGTACCACATCGCACACCCGGCCGGGTACAAGGTCAGCCGGGGCACCGACCAGGACGGCAACCGGGTATTCCTGGCCTGGCCGCCCCGAGCGAAAGAGAACCTATCGCCCATCGGCGCCGTGCAAACGCTCGGCGTCTACAAAAGCGCCAAAGCCGCAATGGCCGCGTGTGAGCGGCACCACAAGGGGAAAGCACAATGAGTAGAGCCGCCATCTGGACCGCCCTGCGCTGGGCCATCTTCGCCGCCGCCGTGACCGCCGTCACCGGCAACGCGATCACCACCAACCTGCTGACCGGGTACAGCGTATTCATCCTGGTCACCGCCGTTATAGCCGCCACCAGCAAGGGCGCCGCACCAGTACGCAAGCTGCCGCCCAGGGACGCGCTGCCGACCATCCTGACCGTGGTGGCACTGGTGGCCGGGGGGCATTGGTGGAGCGCCGCCGCCCTGGCCGTCGGTTTCACTCTGCTGCTCGGGGCCGGGATGAAGGCAGAGCAGCAAGCGGCCGCCTACCAGGACCAGGGAGAGGAGCATTACTGATGCGGATCAGCGAGGAGCGGTACCGGGAGTTGATGACCAAGCGGGCGAACGAACCCAAACAGGCGCGGGAAGCCGCCAACGTGACCACAGGTGCCACGAAAGCACCGAAGCCGAGCAACCGCACCACACAAGCAAAAAAAGCCCGCCCACGGCCACAACATACGCCAGGGCGCATGAACAAAACCGAGGACCGCTACCTGCAGGACGTGATCGAACCACGGCTCAAAACCGGGGAGTACCGCTCGGCCAAGTTTGAGGCCGTGAAACTGCGCCTGGCCGACAGGACGTTTTACACCCCGGACTTCCAGGTGGTGAACGACGCGACCGGGGAGATCGAGCTGCACGAAGTAAAGGGGGGCTGGATTGAGGATGACGCAATGGTGAAATTCAAAACCGCCGCCGCGATGTTTCCAGAGTACCGCTGGAAACTGGTGCAGCAGAAAAAAACAACCGGACCCTGGGAAACCCTGCGGGACATTTGAGGAGAACAGCATGACCGCCGAAGCCTTCACCCAGCGCCTGAAACTGCTCGCCCAGGCCACGACCGAGGATGCCGCCGCCGAGCTGTGCCGCGCCTTCCCCGGTAAGCGCCTTTACATCCCAATGGACATGCCGGAGCGGCACCCCATCAGCGAGCTGATCGGATACGACCAGGCCAAGAAACTGGCATCGGCATACGGGGGCTTCAGCATCGAGCTGCCCACCGGCGCAGGCATCCGGCAGTACCAGCGGGACCAGGAGATCGTCGCCGCCTACAGCGACGGCACCCACGGCGTCACCGAGCTGGCCGCCCAGCACCAACTCAGCCCCCGCCACATCATGCGGATCATAAAAACCAACACCGACCGAGAGAGAGCAAGCTAATGACCGAGATCCTCGCCACCAGCGCCCTGCTGACCGTCGCCTACGCCCTGTTTGCCCTGATCGCCGCATGGTACGTCCTGCGGGTTTTCGACAGACTGGGCCGCGTCCACTTCAAAACCACCATCGGGAGGATTTCCAGTGACCCCAAAGCCGCCGCTGTTTATTTTGGCTGCCGTTTTATCGGCGTTTGCCTGCTCGTCGGCCTGGTCGTCGGCCTTGCCTGACCGATACGACCTCCAGATCCGGCAGGCCGCGAAGCGGTACCTGCCCGGCTACGACTGGCGGCTCTGGAAGGCCCAGCTTTACCAAGAGAGCCGGCTGCAACCCGATGCCGTCAGCCCGGTCGGCGCCCGTGGATTGGCGCAGTTCATGCCGGGCACCTGGGCCGAAGTGGCGCAGCAGCTCGGGTACCAGGGCATCAGCCCCCACGCTGCAGGACCGGCCATCACCGCCGGGGCGTTTTACCAGGGCCGCATGATCAGCATCTGGAAAGCCCCACGACCGGCCTCAGATCGGTACAGCCTGGCCGCCGCCAGCTACAACGCCGGGGCGGGCAATATCATCAAGGCCCAGAAAGCCGCCGGGGGCGCCGTCGGGTATGCCGAGATCATCGCCGCGCTGCCGCAAGTGACCGGCCACAACGCGAAGGAAACCACCACCTACGTCCAGCGCATCTGGGGGTACTTCAAGCAGCAACTGCTCGGGAGGAGGGCGCCATGACCAAAACCCTGATCACCATCACCGGCGCGATGACCCTGCTGACCGCCGCCAGCCTGTGGCTACTTGAGGACGCCCACCAGCAGATCGGGGCGCTGGAGCTAGAGGTGTTCGAGGCCGCCCAGCAACTCAACCAGGCGCAGCAGCAGAACGCCCGGCTTGACCGGATCACCCAACAGCAACAGGAGGCCCAGCACCGTGAACAGCAGCGACTCCAGCAGCAGATCAACGCGCTCCGTCAGGCGAAAGGCGACGCATGCGCTGACAGCCCTGTCCCTAGCGACATTGCTGACCTCTTGCGCAAGGCAGCCCGTGGTTAACCCGGTATGCCCGCCGGTCCCCGGCGCCCTGGCGCAACCGCAGCCGGTCCCGGAGCTGGTCAGCAACCCTGCATGGCGGGACGTGGCCATCTACGCAGCCCAGAGCAACAGCGCCCTGCAGCAGTGCAACGCAGACAAGCAACGGATACAGGAATGGAACAATGACCTGGATTAACCGCATCGTCGGCCACGACACGGTCGACCCCAAAACGCTGACCGCCAACCCGAACAACTGGCGAAACCACCCGGACAGCCAGCGCCGAACCCTTACGGCGGCCATCAACCACCTGGGATGGATTCAGCAGGTGATCGTCAATAAGACCACCGGCCACTTAGTCGACGGCCACGCCAGAATGGAGGAGGCCATCGCTAACGGGGAGGCCGAGATCCCTGTTGTGTACGTCGAGATGGACGAGGAGACAGAGCAGAAAGCCCTGCTAACCCTGGACCCCATCGGCGCAATGGCCGGGAAGGATAACGCCATGCTGGAATCCATCGCGGGCCAGATTGACAGCATGCCCGCCTGGCTGGAAGAGATGCTGAACATGCTCACGCAGGAGGACAACGACCTGCCGCCGGTAGAGGATTTCGACATGCCAGACGAGGATAACTACGCCGAGCAGGGCCAGGCCGCCGTCCTTGTAACGCTGGATTCAGAGAATGCACAGGCCCGCGCCTACGAGGAGCTGACAGAACTGGGCTACGACGTGAAGGTGGTGAATACATGAAGATTGAAGTCAGAAACCAGTGTGCCGACTACAGCAGCTACCGCGCCGCACGGGTAAAAAGCCTGTTCAACGTAGACAGCGGGGCCAACTTCAGCCTGGACGCAAACATGGACATTGACGACGGCGACTGGCAGATCGGCCTGATTGTAGGGCCAAGCGGGAGCGGCAAAACCTCCATCGGCCGTCAGCTTTTCGGGGGCGGGCACATCTACGAACCGGGGGATAGTTGGCCGAAGGACAAACCGATTATCGACGTGATAGCAGGGGATGGCGACTTCGACGCAGTCACCGGCGCATTGTCGGCAGTAGGACTTGGATCGGTTCCGAGCTGGCTGCGCCCATACCATGTGCTGTCCAACGGCGAAAAGTTCCGCTCCGACCTTGCCCGGCTGATCAGCGAAGCCCCGGACCAGGTCATCGTGGACGAGTTCACCTCCGTGGTTGACCGACAGGTAGCCAAAATTGGCGCCGCCGCCTTCGGCAAGGCATGGCGCCGGACCGGCAAAAAATGTGTCCTGCTGTCCTGCCATTACGACGTGATCGACTGGCTGGAGCCTGACTGGGTTTTCGACACCGCAGAGCGCAGCTTTGCTAGGGGGTCACTTTGGCAACGGCCGAAATTTGAGCTCGAAATCGTACGAACGGACTGGCGCTACTGGCCGGAGTTTGAGCCGCATCATTATCTGAAAATCCCGAAGATGATCGGCGCCTGCTGCTACGTCGGAGTGGTGAACGGGGAGCGAGTCGCCCACATCGCCGTGGCCTGCAAGAACAAGGGCAAAGCCGTTGAGGCCCGCGCCTGCCGAATGGTGATCAAACCCGAATGGCAAGGCGCAGGCGTCGGCATGAAGTTCCTGAACGCCGTGTGCGAGGCGCAAAAGCAGGGAAGCCCGCTGGCACGGCTACCCGGCCGAAACGTGACAACGATCTTTCACACCAGCCACCCAGGGCTGGCCGCCGCCCTCCGACGCGACCGCCGCTGGCACCAGGTCAGCGCAAACCTTCACGGAGGCAACAAGGCCAAGAGCGCCGCAAGCATGAAGAAAACCAGCAACCTCGGCATGGGCAGCGGGTTTGGCGGCCACATGAGAGCGGTCCAGGGATTCCGTTATTACGGGGAGGTAAGCAAGGCATGAATCAGAAAAAGCACACCGGCAAGCTCCGCATCCTGCTGTGCGGCCAGAAGTGGATCGGCGCCCAGGTATTCAAGGCGCTGTACCACAGCGAGGACACCGAGATCGTCGCAGTATCCAGCCCGGATGGCACCGACGAACACCCGGACCGGCTGACCCGCCAGGCCGAGCTATACGGAATCGACCGGATCACCGCCGGCACCCTGACCGCCATGAACGTCCCGGAGGGCACCGACCTGATCGTGTGCGCCCACAGCCACGACTTCATCGGGGAGAAAACCAGGATGCGGGCAACCTACGGCGGCATTGGCTACCACCCCAGCCTGCTGCCGCTCCACAGGGGCAAGGACGCGATCCGCTGGGCCATCAAGATGGGGGACCGTATCACCGGGGGCACCGTCTACCGCCTGAGCAACCAGGTAGACGGGGGAGAAATACTGGACCAGGCGTGGTGCTTCATCCGGCCGAAGGACGACGCAAAGGAGCTATGGCGCCGTGACCTCGGGCCAATGGGCGTCGAGCTGCTGACCCGGACCGTGGAGCGCATCGCCCAGCAGGGGCACATGTACGGCCAGGAGCAGGACGAAGCCCTGGCAACCTGGGAGCCGAGCATGGACGCCCCGCCAGTTCACCGCCCCGACCTGATTATGCTGGGCCACGACCCCGCCGCTTGACCCATAGGAGCTTGACGCATGATGAAACGGGAAAAGGCCACACTACGACGCGCAAAAGCCCTCTTGCTACGCAAGGCCGGTATGACCTACGAGCAAATAGGGGAGACGATGGGATGCACCCGCCAGAACGCCCACCAGCTCGTCACCAAAGCGCTGCAGGAAATTCGGATCAAGGGAGAGCAGGACGCAGAGGAAATCAAACTGCTGGAGCTTGAGCGGCTGGACACTTTCTTCATGGGGCTGTGGCAGAACGCCAAGAAGGGCAACGTCCAGGCACTCGACCGCGCCCTAAAGATCATGGAGCGCCGCGCCAAGCTGCTCGGCCTGGACGCGCCGTCGAAAATCGCACCCACCAGCCCGGACGGGGAGACGCCCTACAAGGGCATGACCGAGCGGGAGCTGGATCAGCGCATTGCCGAGCTGCAGGCCAAGCTGGGGGAGGACGCCTAAGTGTCCGCCGCCCTGAAACTGGAGTATTTGGAAGCGCTGGAAGCCAAGCTACGCGCCCGCGCAGCCAACGACCTTAACGCCTACTGCAAGTACATCCAGATTCCGGGCGTCCCCGTCAGCGATGACAGCGACTGCGAGGAGTTCTACCCGGACAACGTGACCCCGGCCGAACACCACCGCCTGATCAACAACGCCCTGATGCGCGTGGACGCCGGGGAGATCAAGCGGCTGATGGTGTTCATGCCGCCAGGAAGCGCGAAATCGACCTATGGCACCGTGACCTTTCCGACCTGGTTCATGGGCCGACACCGCCGCAAAAACATCATCTGCACCAGCTACGGCACCACCCTGGCCGAGAAATTCGGCCGTAAGTGCCGTCAGATAACCCGCAGCCGGGAGTTCAGGGAGGTGTTCAACGCCCAGCTCAACGCAGACAACCGCGCCGCTGCCGATTGGTCCCTGACCAACGAAAGCACCTACATGGCGGGTGGCATCTTGTCGGGCATCACCGGCAACCGTGCCGATGGGCTGGTGATCGATGACCCTGTCAAAGGGCGGGAGGACGCAGACAGCGTCACCATCCGAGACAAAACCTGGGAAGCGTACAAAACCGACCTGCGTACCCGATTAAAACCGGGCGGCTGGATCGTGATCATCCAGACCCGCTGGCACGAAGACGACCTGAGCGGGCGCATCCTGCCCGAAACCTACGACGGGGAGAGCGGCTGGGTCACCGCAAGGGACGGGGAGCCGTGGTACGTCATCAGCATTCAGGCCGAGTGCGAACGCCAGGATGACCCGCTGGGCCGAACCCCAGGGGAATGGCTGTGGACCGATTGGTTCAGCCCAGAGCATTGGGAGCGGGAGCGCAAAATCCAGGGGGAGCGCAACTGGTCAGCCCTCTACCAGCAGCGACCGAAGCCCGCAGAAGGCAGCATCATCAAGCGCAAGTGGCCGCGCCGTTACCTGCCGGGGGAAGTGCCGCCAGACCACTACATCGTTCACAGTTGGGACACGGCCATCAAGCCGAACCAGATCACCAACGACCCCAGCGTCTGCACCGTGTGGGCGGTCAGCCGCACCGGGTATTACCTGCTGCACACCTACCGGGCATGGCTGGCGTACCCGGACCTCAAGCGCAAGGTGGCAGAGATCAACCAGGCATACGCAGCCGACGCCATCCTCATCGAGGATAAGGCCAGCGGCCAGAGCCTGATCCAAGACCTGCGCGAAAACACCACCCTGCCGATCATCGCTATCGAGCCGGAAGGGGACAAAATCACCCGCATGAACGCGGTATCTGGCCTGTTTGAATCCGGTCTGGTTTACCTGCCCAGCAGCGCACCGGAACACGCACCGGCATGGCTGCGCAACTACGAATCAGAGCTGTTTGGCTTCCCGCTGACCACTCACGACGACCAGTGCGACTCCACCAGCCAGGCACTGCGCCACATCCGCAACACCGGCCGCTTCGACTTTGAAAGCACCGGGCAGCGCAGAACCGTCGCCAGCGCCGTGCTGGACGACAACGAAATCGACAACACCTACGGTTTCGGGCGAATCCGAAACACCACAAACGACACAAGGGGATTCTGACATGGCCGACATCATCAAGCGCCCGAACCTGGGAGAGATCGCCACCGATGACCGGGGAACGGTTTTTAACAAGCTGCTCACCAACGAAGATGAGGTGCTGCAGACCAGGGGCGGGGGCGACCTGAAAATCTACCAGGAGCTGCTGCGCGACGACCAAGTGATCTCGACGTTTCAGCAGCGCCGCACCGCAGTCACCAGCGCTGAATGGGAGGTGACCCCAGCCAGTGAAAGCGCCCAGGACAAGCAAGCCGCTGAGTTCATCAAGGAGCAACTGGAGCGGGTCAAATTCGACGCGCTGACCGACAAGATGCTGTACGCGATCTTCTACGGGTATGGCGTGGCCGAGTGGCTGTTTGCCGCCGAGGGCAACCGGATCACCCTGCGGGGCTGCAAGGTGCGCGACCGTTCCCGTTTCCGCTTCGGCACCGACGGCAAGCTCTACCTGATCACCACCAAAGATCCGATGGGCAAGGAAGTGGACCGGGCCAAGTTTTGGACGCTGACCATCGGCGCCGAACACGACGACCAGCCCTACGGCATGGGCCTCGCCCACTACCTGTATTGGCCGGTTTTCTTCAAGCGCAACGGGCTGAAGTATTGGGCGGTATTCCTGGAGAAATTCGGCCAGCCCACACCGATGGCACGGCTGCCCCAGGGGCAAATGAACGACCCGGCGCTGAAGCGCAAAGCGCTGGAAGCCCTGCAGGCGATCCAGGTCGATAGCGGGGTACTGATCCCCGACGGCATCGTGATTGAGCTGCTGGAAGCCGCCCGCAGCGGCACCGCCGATTACCAGGCGCTGCAGGACAAGATGGACGCCGCCATCAGCAAAATCGTCCTGAGCCAGACCATGACCACCGACAACGGCAGCAGCCGCAGCCAGGCCGAGGTTCACGCCGGGGTACGCGACGAAGTCATCAAGGCCGATGCCGACCTGATCTGCGAAAGCCTCAACGACGGCATCATCCCCTACCTGACCGCGCTCAACTTCCCGAACGCGCAGCCACCGAAGGTATGGCGCAACACCGAACCCGAGGAGGATCTGCAGCAGCGCGTGGAAATCGACAAGGGCATCCACGCCCTGGGGTTTGAACCGACCGAGGACTACATCCGGGAAACATACGGGGAGGGATGGGTGAAGCGCCAGAGCAACCCAAGCAGCGCGCCCGCCGGCATCAACCAGGGCGGCCTGAGCTTCGCCGAGAACAGCATCCTCGCCGGGGCCGTGGCCAGCCGCCGCGCCGATATGGAAACCCTGACCCGGATCGCTGAGGGCATCGCTACCGAGTACCAGGAGGTGCTGGGCAAGCGCGTGAACCAATTACTGGCCTATGCCGAGGAGAGCGGCGATCTGGAAACCTTCCGCCAGCGCCTGAACGAGCTGCTGGCCGAGGGGCCGCAGCAGGACACCGTGGACGCGGTACAGAACGCAACCTGGGCCAGCCGCCTGCTGGGCATGTTCCGGGCGCAGCGATAAGGGGAAACAGCATGGGCGCAACCTTCAGCCTCAAGATCAAAAACCGCAAGCGCATCCCCGCCGATGCGCTCAATTTCCTCGACCCGCTGCCGATGGCCGCCGCCTTCAACCTGACGCCCACCCAGGCGCTGGACTACTTCAGAAGCAAGGGGCTGAGGCCGACATTTAGCTACCTGGACATGATGGGGGAGGAACACGACTACGCCTTTACCGTGGCCGGGATGATGGACGCCGATCTCCTCCACGACGTGCGCAAAGCCGTGGACAACGCCATCGCCAGCGGCCAGAGCATGCGGGATTTTGAAAAGGAGCTGACGCCCCTGCTGCAGAAAAAGGGCTGGTGGGGCGACGCCGATCTACTGGACCCGCTGACCGGCCTGCCAACGCCGAAGCAGCTCGGCAGCCCCCACCGGCTGGAACTGATTTTCCGCACCAACCTGATGAACAGTTACGCCGCCGGCCAATGGGAGCAGATCCAGCAGCAAAAGGAGATCGCGCCCTACCTGATGTATGACGCAGTGGATGACCACCGGACACGGCCAGAGCATGCCAAATGGGACGGCAAGGTGCTGCCGGTAGACAGCCCATTCTGGAACACCCACTACCCACCGAACGGGTACAACTGCCGCTGTGGCGTGATACAGCTAGACCAGGACGATCTGGACGAAATGGGCATCACACCAAGCGCCGAACCCAAGCTCAAGATGCAGCCCTGGACGAACCCGCGCACCGGCAAGCCAGGCATCGTTCATGAGGGATTGGACCCCGGCTGGAACAAGAACCACGGCATCGGACGGGTGGAGCAGATCAAGCAGGTGCAGGCCGAAAAGCTGCAGCTATTCCCGCCGGATATGGTGGAAGCCATCAAGAAGGCGCAGCCCGCCATTGAAGAGGCCCGAAAACGGCTGCACGACAGCCTGAAAGGCTACACCCCACCCGTTGCAGCCAGCACCGCACAAACAGCCATAGCAGCAACGGCAGGTGGCATAGCGGGCGCAGCCGTGATCAGCGCAGACGAAACAGATGCGCTTATCGACGAATGGGAAGCTGCCATGATGGCAGGGCAGGAGCCAAGCACTGAAGCGCTGGCCGCATTTGAATCACTCCCCCAGCGGGCCAGGGACGCCCTGCTGGCAGAGATCGAACGCAACAAAGGGGGTTAAAGCTGGGTGTTGCCCATCAGCGTGATAATGGTGCCATCCATCCAGACCTTGGCAACCGCAGCATGCAACCGCATCGCCCCAAACCCGTTACGCGCCCGATACTTGAGCGACACCAGCAGGTGATCGCCCTTATCGGAGTAGCGGGCCCCGCAGGTGGTGACAAACGACACCACGCGCCAATGATTAACCTGATACACCCCGGCGCAACGCCCTAAGCTGATCGCAAAATAGACAGCAGGGGGCGCCATGAAGCGCATCAACATCTTCAGACCGGGCCGCCACACCGACGCAGGCGGAACCACCATCCAGTTCACCGAGGACCAGCTCCAGGCCGCCGTAGCCGCCTACGACCCCGCGCTGCACGAAGCGCCCATCGTGGTAGGCCACCCGAAGGACAACCACCCCGCCTACGGCTGGGTAGGGGCGATGGAGTACAGCGAGGAGGCCGGTATCGACGCCATCCCGCAGCAAGTCGATCCTGAGTTTGCCGAGATGGTGACCGCAGGCCGCTTCAAAAAGGTCAGTGCATCCTGGTACCTGCCCGACAGCCCAGCGAACCCGAAGCCCGGCAGCTATTACCTGCGCCATGTGGGCTTCTTGGGCGCACAGCCGCCAGCCATCAAGGGGCTGAAGGCCGTGGAGTTCAACGAAGCCGAGGAAGGCGTGGTCGAGTTCAGCGGCGCATGGGACACCCAGACCACCGCGGGCATCTTCCGACGCCTGCGCGAATTCATCATCGACAAGTTCAGCAAGGATGAGGCTGACGCCATCATCCCCGACTACGCCATCAACGACCTGGAAGACTCGGCGCGACGACAGCAGATCGATGACGAGTACAACGACGCCGAAACCGATCCCGCCTTCAGCGAGGGCGACGACACCACCGACCCAGAGGACCAGGACATGGACCCGAAACAACTGAAAGCCGACAACGAGCGCCTGCTGGCCGAAAACGCCGACCTGAAAACCCAGGTGGCCTCGTTCACCGAGCGCGAAGAAGCCCTGCAGCAGCGCGAAGCCCAGGCCCGTCGTGACCAGATCACCGCAGCCGTGGACGCCGCCATCAAGCAGGGCAAAGTGCTGCCCGCCCAGCGCGACAATCTGATCGCCTTCATGGAGAACCTGGACGACGGCAAAACCGTGGAGTTTGCCGAGGGCGAATCCAAAGCCGCCAAGCCGCTGCCCCAGGCGCTGCTGGCCATCCTGAACGCCGCCCCCGCCCGCGTGGACTTCAGCGAGCAGGCAGGTGACGACCACCGGGCCACCGACATGACTCCAGAGGAGCTGGCCGACAAAGCCACCGCCTACCGCAACAAGCGGGCCGCAGAAGGCAAGTCAATCTCATTCACCGAAGCCGTCGCCGCCGTTGAAAGCGGCAACACCGAATAATAGACAGGAGCCGCAGACATGCGAAACGAAACCCTGGTTAAAACATTCATCGCCGCAGCACCTGTCGCACCCTTCCGACTGGTCAAACTCGGCGCAGCAGACGGCCAAGCCACCCAGGCCGACGCCGTAACTGACGCCATCTTCGGCGTTTCCAACCTGCTTGGGGCCGACGCCACCGGTGACCGCTTCGATGTGGTGATGGGCGGTATCGCCGAGATCGAGTACGGCGGCACCGTGACCCGTGGCGACTGGCTGACCGCCGATGCGGCAGGTAAAGCCGTGGCAGCCGCACCCGCCACCGGCGCAAACAACTCAGTGATCGGCCGCGCCATGAAATCAGGCGTAGCCGGTGACATCGGCTCCGTATTCATCGCACCGGGCAGCCTCCAGGGCTGATCGACAGGACCAATAGAGGACTGACCCCATGAAAACACCTTTTCCGATTAACCCGACCCTGACCGGCATCGCGCTGGCGTACCAGAACGGCGCTTTTGTTGCCGACCGAGTGCTGCCCCGCGTCACCGTGGGCGGCCAGCTCTACAAGTGGAACCAGTACACCACCGAGGAGCGCTTTACCATTCCCGACACGCTGACCGGGCGCAAGGGCCGCGTGAATGAAGTCGAGTTCACCCACTCCGAGCGCGAAAGCTCCACCAAGGACTACGGCCTGGAAGATCCGATCCCGCTGTACGACATCGAGGCCGCCCGCAACTCAAAGTTCAACCCGCTGGGCCACGCCACCGAGATGCTGACCGAGCTGATCCTGTTGGACCGCGAAAAGCGCGTAGCCGATCTGGTGATGAACCCGGCCAGCTACGGCGCAGGCTACAAGGAAGCGCTGACTGGCACCGACGTGTGGACCGACGCCGCATCGCAGCCGCTGGTTCAACTGGCTGACGCCATTGAATCCACCATGATGCCCGCCAACGTGCTGACGCTGAACAGCGGAGCCGCGCTGGCACTACGCCGCAACCCGTCCGTGGTTAAAGCCTTCAACGGCACCACCGGCAGCGACGGCCTGGTACCGCTGGAGTTCATCCGCCAAACCCTGGAGCTGGACGAGATCATCGTCACCCGCAGCAAGTACAACGCCGCCAGCCGCGGCCAGGAGATGAACCTGTCCAAGCTGTGGGGCAACCACGCGCTGCTGTTCTACCGCAACCCGCAGGCCCGCCCGGAAGGTGGCGTGACCTTCGGCTGGACCGCTCAGTGGGGCGGCCGCATCGCGGGCGATTGGGAGGACAAGAACATCGGCCTGCGTGGCGGTCGCCGCGTCCGTGTGGGCGAAAGCGTGGACGAAAAGCTGGTGGCCACCGACGTGGCTTACCTGCTGCAGAACGTCATTTAACCGAGACACCATCGTTAGTGGTGCCAGCCTTGGCCGGGGCACCCGCCCCGGTCCTTTTTAACCAGGACAGGACAGCGACATGAAATACATCACCACCCAGAACGTGCGCCACAAGGGCCAACTGTACGCCCCGAACACCGAGATCGAGCTGACCGAAAAAGAGGCCGAGAGCATCGGCAATGCGGTCAAGAAGCCGGAAGCGAAGCCAAAGGCAGCAGCCAAGGCCACCGGTGACGCCAAGGGCGACGAATAACGATGGCCTACATCGACCAGCAGGGGATGGTTGAGCGCTTCGGAGAGGACGAAATCAAGCGCCTAACCGACCGCCAGCGCACCGGCAGCATTGACGCCGAGGTATTGGCCGCCGCAATCCAGGACGCGCAGAGCGAAGTGGATGCCTACACCAGCAGCCGCTACACCGTCCCGCTGGCCGTTGTGACCGACGCGGTCAAGCGCACCACCGCCGATATTGCCCGCTACCGCCTGTACGACGAAAAGTGCCCGGACACCGTTCGCAACCGTTACCAGGAGGCGATCGCTTTCCTGAATGCCGTCGCAGGAGGTCGCGCCACTCTGGGAAACGGGCCATCCGGCGAATCAGCCGGAGGAAGCGCCGCCATCGAAACCGTGCGAACCAGCGCCGACCGCAAGTTCAGCCTGGACAAACTGCAGGGGTACTGACCGATGCAGAGCCAGATCGAAATCACCAACAGCCAAGCGCTCCGAGCGATTGACCGCCTGGCCCAGCTTGGACTCAACCCCACACCGATGCTGGACGTGGTGGGCAATAATCTGGCGAACAAGGTGCGCCTCTGTTTTCGCAAGGGACAGACCCCCGGCGGCAACAAGTGGCCACGGATCAAGCACCGCGACGGACAGCCGCTGCGTGATACCGGACGACTGCAGCGCAGTATCACCCACCAGGTCAACACCACCGGCCAGGAGCATGAGCTGCTGATCGGCACCAACGTGGTCTATGCCCCGCTGCACCAGTTCGGCGGCAAGGGCATGAAGGTGACCGTGGGGGCACACACCCGCCGGATCACCCAAGCCTTCGGCAAACCGCTCAAGTTTCCGGTATTCGTCAACGTGAACACCCACCGCAAGCGCCTGAACGTAAAGCCGCGCCCGTTCCTGCCCACCAACGGCCTGCCGCCGTCATGGGAGCAGAGCGCAAGCCGGGCCATTATGCGCGCGCTGGATTGGGCGCTGGAGGCATAACATGATCGACCAGCTACTCGACCAGACCAAGGCCCGCCTGGAAGCGCTGGGCATCTTCAACGACCACCTCACCGCTGCCGACATTGCCGGTATCGAGGAGGTCCAGCAGCAGACCCCGGCGGTCTCGATCATTTACGGCGGCCTGCAGATCACCGACAACGCCCAAAACGGCAAGGCGGCCAAGGTTTCAGACCGTGTGGGGATCGTCATCACCGAGCGCTTCAACGAGTACGACGCCGCAACTCTGTACGCCCGAACCGCCCCGCTCATCGAGCAGACCATTGCCCATTTGATGGGCTGGACACCGGACGGTTACACCAACCACCTGACCCTGGCCGGCGCACCCGAGCCGCTATTCACGCAGGAAGGCTTCGCCTATTTCCCGCTTGAGTTCGACATTGCCCGAGTCATCAAAGCAAGCTAACCCAGGAGAACCTGACAATGGCATTTCAGAAAAAGCCCTTCATCGGCAAAGGCCAGATCTACATCGAGAAAGTGGGCGGCACCACCGGCCTGGTCCCCATCGGCAACTGTTCCGCGCTGGAGCTTGGTATCGAGGAGGAAACCAAGGAACAGCAGGACTTCACCAACCCCGGCGGCGGCCTTTACGACTCCGTCAGCCGCATCACCGGCGTCAGCGCCTCCATGACGCTGCACGACATGACCCCGGACAACATCGCAATGGCGATCCGAGGCACCGTGACCGCCGTCACCAGCGCACCGATCACCGACGAGGCCCATGTGGCACGACCGGGTGCGATCCTGCCGCTGAAAAACGTGCCTGATGCCGACGTGGCGATCACCGTCAAGGACCAGACCAACACCACCACCTACGTCCAAGGCACCGACTACGCCCTGGGCAACAGCGGCATCCTGATCCTTGAAGGCGGCGCGATCACCGACGGCGACACCATCCACATTGGCTACACCAGCAAGGCCGGTCACGAAGTGGACGCGCTGACCGTAGCCGCAGCGACCTACCGCATTTTCTGGGATGGCATCAACGAAGCCGACGGCGCGCCCATGCCGGTCGAGCTGTTCCGCGCGAAGTTCAGCCCGGCTGCTGCCCTGAGCCTGATCGGGGATGAGTTTGCCGAGCTGCAGGTGGAAGCCGCCGTGCTGAAGGACGACACCAAAGCAGGCGTGGGCGTCAGCCAGTACGCCAAGTTCCGCATCGTTTAACTCCGTGAGTGATGGGGCAAGGATGCCCAGGCCAGCAACCGGCGGATCCAGCGCCGCCGGTTTTTTAACACCACCGCAGTACCCGAGGAGCGCCGATGGCTAACCTGAACTTTGGGGTCCGATTCAGAGCATACACCCAGCAGTTCGTGCAAAAGGTTAAGGGCACCGGCACCGCTGTGCGCGATGCGTACCAGGACATGCAGCAGCAGGCCCGCGAAGCCCGCGACCGCATGAGCCAGGACTTCGACCGCACCGCAAAAAGCGGGGACACCCTCGCCACCACCATCAAGTCAATCCGCAACCAGATCGTCGGTATGGCCACCGCCGCCGTCGGCCTGTATTCCGTCCAGCGTGGACTGGCCGCCATCGTCAGCACCGGCGCCCAGTTTGAAACCCTACGCACCCAGCTCAACAGCGTCATGGGCAGCATCGAGGCCGGGGAGCAGGCCACCGCATGGGTTAAAGATTTCACCAAGACCACCCCGTTTGACCTTGCCAAGGTGACCGACGGCTTCATCAAGCTAAAAGCCTTCGGCCTCGACCCGATGGACGGCACATACCAGGCGATTGCTGACCAGGCAAGCAAGCTGGGTGGCAGTCAGGAAACCCTGACCGGCATCACCCTGGCATTAGGCCAGGCATGGGCCAAGCAAAAGCTCCAGGGGGAGGAAATCCTCCAGCTTGTTGAACGGGGCGTCCCGGTTTGGGAACTGCTGGAAAAGGCGACCGGCAAAAACACCCAGCAGCTCCAGGCATTGAGCGAAGCGGGCAAGCTGGGCCGCAAGGAAATCAAGGCGCTGATCGAGGAGATCGGGAAAAGCGCCGAAGGGGCCGCAGCCGACCAGATTAAAACCTGGAACGGCATGATGTCCAACCTTAAGGACCAATGGGCCGACTTCCTGAACACCATCGCGGAAGCGGGCGTCCTGGATTACCTGAAGGAGCAGATCACCGCGCTGAACCAGGCCGTTGCCGATCTCGGGGAGGACGGCCTACGGGAATACGCGAAGAACATAGCCGACGCAATCATCGGCACCGCCGAAGCGCTGAAAACTGGCGCCCAGGCGATCTGGGACTACCGCTACGCGCTGGGCGCATTAGTTGGCGCCATCGCCGCCGTCAAATTGGCGCGGCTGGTGAAGGAGATCAATGACTACAGCACCGTCGTCATCGACGCCGCGAAGGAAACCAGAGCATGGGCCGCCGCACAGCAGATGCTGAACGGCACAACAGGCGGCTTAATCGGCCGCGTGGCCAGCCTGGCAGGCGTCATCCTGACCCGCTTCAACATCGCCGTGGCAGTGGCCGCCTTGGGCACCAAACAACTGGCCGACGCCTGGCGCGAATCCGAAATGGCCGCCGCCAGGGAAACCATCGCCCTGTCCGAGAAAGCGGGCCAGTACGCCAAGATCGCCGCCGGGCAGGCGAAGTACGCCGGAACCTACATCAAGACAGCGGAAGACCTGGAACGCGCTGATCAGGCCGGTCTGGACGCGTACGAGGCCCGCCTGAAAGGGGCACAAAAGTATTACCAGGCGCTGCTGGACGAAGCCAAGGTTGCACGGGAGGCAGGCCAGGACGCCGACGAGCAAGGCAAGTACGCCGCCGAACGCCTGGCCGACATCGAAGCGGCCATGGTATCGCTCAAGGCCGCCCAGGACGCGGCCACCAACAACGCCCCTGCATTGACCGAAGCCGCGCAAGAGGTCATCAACCAGTTCGACCTGATGCGTGCCAAAGGCGACAGCGTCAAGGAGGCGCTAGACAAGGCATTCGGCGCGATCAACATCGAATCCGTGGCCGATATTCAGGCCATCGGCGAGGCCATAAACGAGCTGCAGACATACGCCAAGGCGACCGGCGACCAGATCGACACCGCGCTGACCGAACGGCTTAAAAAGCTGAGCATGGAGGAGCTGAAGACCTTCCGCAAACAGGCGCGCATGGCCTTTAGCGGATCAGCTGAGGATGCAGCCACCCTTGGTCGGGTTCTTGACAGCAGCATGGACGCCGCCCTTTCAAAACTGGGCGTGGACCTTGAAAAGCTGAAAAGTGGCATGACCGCCGCCGGAGCCGAAGCCGTAGACGCCTTCAGCATCGTCCAGGATGAGCTGAAACGCACCGGTGCAACTGGTAAGGACGCAGCCGATGTTACCCAAGCGGCGTTTGAAAACGCATTCAATAAGGTCAGCACGACAAAGGGATTTGAACGGTTACGGGATGCGGTAAAAGCTGCCTTTCGTGAAAAGCGCATGGCCGCCGATGACTACCGCGAAGCTCTGGAGCTGATCGAGGCCGGATACCAAAAAGCCAAGGACGCATCAGACAAGTCCACCAGCGGCCAGCTCGAAAACCTGCAGAAAATCTGGGCCAAGGCGCAAGAGGCCGCCGGGGCCATCGCATCGGCATACGGCAAGGGCACCGCGACCACCAGCGAAAACACCACCGCCACCCGCGAGAACAGCGCCGCCACCGAACAGAACGCTTACAAGAAGTGGGAAGCCACCCGCGCCGCCGAGGCTAACGCCGAGGCGAACACCGAAAACGCCCAATCCCTGCGCGCCCTCACCAGCGAAATGACCGCCGGGGGCAAAACCCAGGCTGAATGGGCAGCGATGGGTGAGCGCATGGCCGAGCGGTACAAGGAGATCGCCAAAACCACCCGCGACATTCTGAACAGCAGCAAGGAAGGCACCCTCGGCTATATCGCTGGTATGCGCAAGGCCAATGATTACCTGGGCAGAGCCGGTAGAAGCGCAATCGCATCATGGGAAAAACAGATCAAGAAAATCGAAGCCGTAGAGGCCGCGCTGGCCAGGGGGGCGAGGGTATCTGAAAGCATGCTGGCCGGATTGGATTTGATCGACAAGCAGCGACTGGACAACGTCCGAAGCGCAATAGAGCGAACCAACGACGAAGCGGGCAAGCTGGACAAAAAGCGGCTCGGAGGATTTCGGAATGAAATCAGGCGAACCCGCGAGGACGTGGACCAACTGAGAAACTCGCTAAAGGACACCGCATCCGACCTTGAGCGCGAGCTGGCCAGCATCAGGGGCGAAACCGTCCGGGCAGAGGAGCTGGAGCAGCAACGCAAAATGGCAGAGCTTCAGGCGAAGTATAAGGAGGCGAAACAGGCAGGGGACCGCGAAGCAATAGCCGCCGCGCAAAGGGCATTATCACTCCAGCGGCAGATCAACGAAGAACGGATGAAGCAGGTGAAGGCCGAAGCCGCACCGCCGCAGCAGGACAGCGCCACACCCGCACCATCACAGAACGTACCAGGTGCAACTAGCAAAAGCACACCACAAGGAACCAGCACCCAGGTGGTACGCCTTCAGCTTGACCTCGGCACCGGCGAACCCGTCGAGGGCCAGTACAGCGAGGCCGATGCCGACCGCCTGCTGCGACAACTGAGAGAAAAAGGAGCCGTGACCCGATGAGTATCACCCTGCAGGGCATCGTGCTACCCAGCGACCTGGAGTGGCAGGACGAATTCGACTGGCTCCCCGTTGCCAGCAGCAGCGAGCGCAGCCTGACCGGCAAACTGCTGATCGAGGAGGCACCGCTGGTGAAGGGCCGCCCAATGACCCTATACGGGGGCGAAAACGCCGCATGGGTCAGCCGCAGCACCGTGGAGAGCCTGCAGGCATTGGCCGCCACACCCGGCACAACCATGACGCTGGACTACCACGGCACCACCTACACCGTGAAGTGGCGACGCGATCAGACCCCCATCGAGGCCAAACAAGTGCTGCGCCTGCAGAACCCAGGGGCCGATCACAAGTACACCATCACCCTACGGCTCATGGAGGTTGCCTGATGCCAACACCGGACCCGATCCAGCACATTATCGAGATCAAGCAACAGGTTGGCATCCTGCGGGCGCACCATGAATCCGAACGCGAAACCAGCAAGCAACTGCGTGAGCAGCAAGAGGAAATCAAAAATTCGGTCAGCGACATCGTGACCCGCCTCGCCGCCATGCCAGACGAGGAACACCAGGAACATCACAGGTTCGTGAAAACCATGATCCGCGAATACGAACAGCGACAGCAGCTACGCGCCGCCGTGATCAACAAAATCGCCACCGGCGGGGCATGGGCGTTAGTGGCTGGGCTGGCAACGCTGGTCTGGTACGGCATCAAACACAAAACAGGAGTGGGCGAATAACATGACCATCCTCAGCACCGATATCAAACTCATGGCCTCCGAGCGCCTGACCGACAACGAAGACGGCGGCGGCCAGATGAGCGCCGTCGAAATCCAAGACGGCGTGGTCAACAACCTGTTCCCGGATATTTCGCGCCTCGACCGCACCTACGGCCGCGTAAACCTGCGCAAGCTGTATCTGGCCGTGCGCACCGCGAACCAGGACGTGTACTACGGCAGCCACGCCATCGTCACCGATCCGCCCGATGACCCGCGTGTCAGCGTGGTCATGTTCACGACCGGCAGTTACACAGACGAGCGCACCAACGCCCGTGACCGCATAGAGAGCTACGTGGTGGTAGGTCCGGTCACCCGTTACACCCTGCTGGGCGATCAGGTGGTGGGCCAGCGCCTGCTGCGGCTGTACGCCATGCCCGAAGCCGAGCTACCCAAAATCGGGGACGTGTATGCACTGTCGGAAGAAGATGATGCCGGAAACCCCACCGCCGAGATCCAGTACGTGCGCATCACCGAGGTGAGTGGCGAGCTGCAGCAGTTTGAAGACAGCAAAGGCGTATTCACCCGCAAAATCATCACCGTCGGCATCAGCGATGCTCTGCGCCGTACCTTTGAAGGCGCCGAAGCTGTGCTGCGCGAAACCACCGCCAAGACATCACCAACCCGCTTCCGCGAAACCACGGTAGCAGACGCGTCCCGGTACTTTGGCATTGTGCAACTGGACCAGCCCGCACAGCCCGGCGACATGAACATCAAAACAAAAACCATCTTCGGCCAACTGGTGCCAAGCGCCACAGCCGAAAGCCCCGTTGCCGATCTGACCGCAGGCCACAATAACGCCAACTTGGTCGCATCCGGCGCACCCTACAGCGTCACCACCACCGTCACCGGCGGCCGCTGCGCATTTGGCCGACCTGTTATGCCGGGTAGCGTCAGCATCAGCAACCTGACCGATGACAAGCTGGGCACCCTGCGCGACGGAGGGGGAGCCGACCGGGGCCAGATTGAGTACAACACCGGCCTGCTGTCGGGTTTGTCGCTCGGTGGTACCTATACCATCACAGCCACACCCGCTACAGCTGTGGCCGAGCCGTCCATGACCGCCGCTGTCCCGATCAGCCTGGGCAACCGGGGTTACAACTACGTTCAAACCCTGTTCCCGATCCCGCAGCCCGGAACCCTTGTTGTTGACTACATGGCCGAGGGCAACTGGTACCGCATGTACGATGACGGCACCGGCCAGTTGCAGGACGAGCACGGCGGTACCGCCAACGTGAACTTCGTGACCGGCACCGTGGTTGCCACCCTCGGCGGCCTGCCGGACGTAGACAGCTCTGTGATTTTTTCATGGGCTACACCGGCCCATTACGAAGAACGCACCACCGACCCGGACGTACAGCTGCCATACATGGCCGTGACCGTCGGCGCACAGGAAATCCTGCCCGGCAGCTTGACGCTGAGCTGGGAAGCCGGGGGCGTAACCAAAACCGCTACCGACAACGGCACAGGCGATCTGACCGGCGATGCCGATGGGCGTGTGATCTATGGCTTGGGTGAGATCGGCTTCCGGCCGTTACTGGTCCCGGCAAGCGGCGCCACCCTGACCATCGAATACCAGCGTGGCAGCATTCAACTGGAAACCTTCACCAGTGGCGAATACGTGTTGGATGGAACCGCTGCAGTGTTTATCCTGCCAGGTGCGCCGATCAGACCGGGCACCGCTGCCTTTGAGTTTACCGAGCATTGGCTTAATGAGAAAACAACATCAGCAACCATAAGCAGCATTTCAGTTGCCCAGGAGGTTGTGTATGGGACTACCTCTGGCCAGCGGCAACGTACTATTGTCGATCATGGGGATGGAACCCTGAGCGATGGCGGAACGATCAACTACACCACAGGTGAGATCGCGCTCAATATCAGCGGCAGCAGTACTGAATACACAGGGGATATGGACATCATGAGAGAAACGGAAAGCTGGGAAGTGACATCACCCATCACCGCCCGCTACCAGCTCGACAGCGTGATCCCCGACGACATGACCGAAACCGCCGAGCTGCCAGATGCCCGCATCGATCTGCTGCCCACCATCCGCCGATTCATCGTGCCGGGTAGCGTGGAATTCCAATGGGGTGGGGAAACATACATCGACCGCGAAGGCACCCTCTACAACCAGTGGAACCGCGAAACCGGCGCCGCGACAATGGCGGGGAGCATCGACTACAGCACCGGCATCGTCAGCCTGTACGGCTACGCAGGCGGACACAGCAACACGCTGCAGATCCGCACCCTGCTGGCACGGTACGAACAAAGCCCCACCGTGGCAGGCGTCTACTTCCGCACCCCCGGCGCACCGCTGCGACCGGCGAGCATCTACGTCAGAGCCGTGCGCCCAGACGGCCGCGTCATCAGCGCCACCGCAGACCTTACCGGCACCATCGACACCGACACCATGGAAGGCTCCGTCAACTACGAAACCGGCATCATGGATCTGCAGTTCCGCGAATACCTGACCGAAACCGAAGTGCCGGCCGCACTCATGGCAGTGCCAGGCTGGGCCGAGGATGCGCTTGTGACCGAAGGCCCGCACCAGGGCAAGTACCGCGTGGCCATCGCCGTCGATGCCAGCACCATCAAATACAACGCCGTGGTCTACACGCAAATGCCCCTGAGCGCCGATGTGCTGGGCCTCGACCCAGTGCGCTTGCCAATGGACGGCCGAGTACCGATCATCCGCTCCGGCGACGTGGTGGTGGTTCACAGCACCAAAACCGACACCCTGCCGAACCCGGTCAGCGCAGGCCAGACCATCACCCTCAGCCGTGACCAGCTCGCCAGCGTGACCCTGGAAGACGCCACCGGCACCGAAGTGGACGGCACCCTCTACACCACCAACCGCGAAACCGGCACCATCACACTGGCAAGCCCGCTCGACCTGAGCGCCTACACCCAGCCGCTGATCGCCCGCCACCGCGTGGAAGATATGGCGCTGGTCAACGAGGCTCAAATTAACGGCCAGATTTCATTGGTTGGCGGCATCAGCCGCGCTTACGATCCGGCCGATACCTGGGTATCCAGCGCCCTGATATTTGGCGACCTGGGCAGCCGCGTACATCACCAGTTCAGCCAGGCCACCTGGACCAACGTCTGGTCAGACGAACGCATCGGCAACCCGACCACCGCGCAATACAACGACCTGCTCTACCCGATACAGGTGGACAACAAAAACAGCATCCGCGAACGCTGGGCGCTGATCTTCACCAGCTATACCACCTTCAACGTAGTGGGCGAAGTCTCGGGCGTGATCGGCACCGGCAACACCAGCACCGACTGCACCCCGATCAACCCCACCACCGGAGAGCCGTACTTCATCGTACTGGCCGCAGGCTGGGGCAGCGGCTGGGCCACCAACAACGTGCTGCGGTTTAACACCGACGCGGCCCACGCGCCGATTTGGGTAGCCCGCACCACGATCAGCGGGGCGGCCACGCACAATGACGACAGTTTCAAAATCGAAGCCAGGGGGGATGCAGACTGATGAGTTATTGGGATGATATGCATTTTGGGAGTATTGCCGCAGGGAGCTTCCACACCGTAGCGCTCCACGCCGACGGCACCGTGACCGCGTTTGGCCGGGACAACTACGGCCAGGTGGGCGGGGCGACGGGCCTCTCCGGCGTGGTGCAGGTGGCCGCAGGGTACTACCACACCGTTGCGCTCCACGCCGACGGCACCGTGACCGCGTTTGGCGATGACTACTACGGCCAGGTGAGCGGGGCGACGGGCCTCTCCGGCGTGGTGCAGGTGGCCGCAGGGTACTACCACACCGTTGCGCTCCACGCCGACGGCACCGTGACCGCGTTTGGTTATAACAGCTACGGCCAGG